GTGGAAGTGCATATTTGCTCATCACGTTGCCACTTCTTTGACTTTATCATCCTAGTCATTTTCTCTTTGTCATAGATATCACATCGCATTTTGTCAATAATTCGGATCATCTCACACTCTGTTATACCCTCTGTCAATTGTATCACTTTCCTTGCCAATTCAGTCACAATTGGACATGCTGGGTATTGACATTTATATGACAATGCTTTGCACCTTAGCAAAGTCTTACACGTCTGAGTGGAACAGAATAAATATTGCCGAGTAGTCCAACCGAATGCAAGCAAAACTTTAATGGGATCACATATCGTCTGGAGATCATACTCATCACAGACTTTCCCACAAAAGCTTGCCTCCGAGGCGTACTGAACTGAATCTAGTTTAATGTTTAAACCAAGCCTCGAATAATCTTCAGGTGAGGGAGGGTCATTGACTACAAAAAGACCATCGTCACCCTCCACCACACACAGCAATTTTTCCAGGTCATTTCCTTTTTCTTTACACAAAAAGAAGAGAGCCATGAGATTTGTGAATGCTGACCCCAATGCTGTGGACATCTCACCAGACATTCGGGCTTCGACGGCAAAATGCAAATGTCTGTTCACACACCTATTCACCGACTTGATAACCCATAACATCTCATTAAATTTTTCCAAGTCTGGCAAACAGGAACACATATACCTGAAAAGCACAAATTCACAGTCTTCAAATAGGTCCGGTTCAAAATGGCTTTCAAATGCCGTAAAGTCCGTAATAAAATATTCCGCACCTACGACATTTAAGCTATCTATAATCCACTGAGACCTTTCCTCATCTGGTATATGTTTGACGAAATAAGGCAATTTATACATCTCTTCTTCAATCGCCTTAATCCAAGGGCCTAGGTGGACCTTAAAAACATCCGTCCTTGACATTATCCACCTAGCATGTTTAACCTCCATGTATGTTTCATCTTTTACAAAACTTTTAACCCTTGTGACTTCTTCATCTGTGCATAATAACAGACATTCTTCATACTTTCTAAGCAATTCATCCTTCCTAGTACGAGAATAGCCAGTCTTTTCAATCCATACTCTTGGATCCAAATCGTAAC